ATCTTCCAGATGGTCTGGCGCGAAATGCGCATAACGCATAGTAACTCTGATATCTGAGTGGCCGAGAATTCGCTGCAGCACCAGAATATTTCCGCCGCCCATCATAAAGTGACTGGTAAAGGTATGGCGCAATACATGGCTCATCTGGCCTTCAGGCAATTCTATTTTTGCTATTTTTAATACCCGGTAAAACTGTCGGTAGCACTCCTCAAAAGGCTTGCCTTCACGCGCTAACAGCTCTTCATATAACTCTTTATCGATGGGAACCGTGCGGTTCTTTTTCCCTTTGGTTTTAACAAAGGTGATTTTATTTGGTGAGAGTTGTGAAGCGCGCAGACTGGCCGCCTCATTCCAGCGGCAGCCGGTGCTAAGGCAGATTTTAACGATAAGGGTAAGATCGGAGTTTGCATGACCATAACAGGCACGCATCAATCGTGTGGTTTGTTCGTCGGTGAGTCAGGCCATTTCTTTTTCTGGTACATCAAACTCACAGACATTTTTAAGCGGGTTAGGGTAGTTAACCTCACCCAGCCGTTCCAGCTCATTAAAGACCGCACGCAAAAAGGCATGCTCACAGTTAACCGTACCGATCGATACCTTTAGCGACTTGGCGCTGGTCTTATAGCCATTCTCGATTTCACCACGTAAGCGGCGGTCACGGTAATGCGCCCAGTCTTTAGCGGTTAGGGTTCGCGCAACCGGATCGCCAAGTCCCCGGCAGATGATGCCCAGCTTTCCCAGACGGCCTTTTTTGTCATTCAACGAGCAGCCGTGCAGCTTATACCAAAGGTCAATCAACTCACTAAGCAGCCGGTTATCTTCTTTACCGCCCATCTAGGGCTTATCTTCTACCTCAGATAGCGTGAACTTTTCATAAGCTATCGCTTCACCGCGTGTAGTGAAGGTTTTGCGTACGCGCTTGCTGCCGCGGCCGTTGAGGTAGAAGTCGCATTGCCACTTATGGGTGCGCTCAGATTGTCAGCTCAGGGCAGGGGATGCATGCGGTTGCGGTTTACTGGTCTGTGACCGGGCAGCTGGAGGCAATCATTCAGTAAAATTTATTGCCAGGCTAAATCTGGACAGCGAAATACAGCAGCGTTAGGATGAATTTCTTTGCAAAAACAGGGATAAGTTATGGATACGACAGATCAACTTAGCGGGAAATATTTTTTTGACGGGATGAATGTTGATAAAGAGGAGCTTCTTTACTGGCTTATCCTGGATGAGTTCCGAAAACAGTTTAGTGATGCGATCGATATACTGGCTGTTGCCTCTATGCTGGTCAGCCTGCCGGTTATTCCTGTCAGCGGTAAATTGGGTGCTGGCACGGCGACAAAAGGGACAAGCCCGTTATCACTGGCAAGCAGAACCCTGATTCGGCAGCGATTTAAAAAGGGAAGAAGGACTATTACCTGGGCAAAAATGCTTAGGGGAGAATGGGCCTACACCACAAGTGTTGGCGCTTATATTGGCCGCTGGTTGCCCTGGATAGGGGCGGTTCTGACTGCGTATGATTTGGCAATGATAACCCGGAATGTCATACACCGTTACAGGCTGATCGTAGGATAGGAAAATTTAAAATGGATAAAGCAGAACGTGTGCGGGCGCTTTTGAAGAAACATTTTTGGGATATGCCTGATGAGGCATCGTTAAGCACTGGTAAAAAAACGGTGTTACCGGAAGATGCACTCGATTTTTTTGAGGATTACGTAGAACAGTGTGAAGTGGATATGACGGGATTTAATTTCCGCTGCTATTTTCCTAATGCCGGGATCCGTTTTCTTCCTAATGTACTATTGCCGGCTTATTTAAAAACTGACCATCATCAGCCGGAGCCGCTGACGGTCAGTATGTTGATAGCTTCTGCTGAGGCAGGACGCTGGCTTTATAACCGCAAATGACCATTTAAAAAGGCATTAACAAACTCACACGGTTGGCGCTGCAGGCTAGTTGATATCAGGGGCTATCGCTGTATCAACGCGATTAAGAAGCACACGAAATTTTCTCCAGTTGTCATAGCTGGCTGTTTCTTCATCCGTGGCAATCCCGAGCGAAACGGCGTCATGAAGTGGGGCAATTTTAGAGTCAGCCATCAGGCGTAACTCTGCCTTTTTAGCTTCTGCCTCAGCTATGTCATCCTCGGCTGTTCGGACGTAATCAATCAACGTGGAAATCACCAACCTGGAAAACGATGTTAAACGGGCAGTGGGCTAAAACAAATAGCCTGGGCGGTTTGATCGGGCGGTGGTTGCCGTGGTTAGGCGTAATTATCACTGCATATGATGTGATTATGATCACCCGGAACAGCATATGGCGCTTTAATCTCATCGTTAAACCGGAGCATCGGGTATGAATGATGATAAAGAAAATGAAATTTTGCAGTTTGTCAGGCAAGAGCTGAGTGCGCATGAACTCGGTATAGACGACAGTTTAACATCGGGTCGTTCAATGACCGTTTTTGAAGATGTGTTTAACATGATGGAACGGTTTTCTGAGCGTTTTGCTGTGGACTGTTCTGATATTAACTGGTTTAAATATTATCCCCGTGTTGGCATTCCTTTTTTACCCAATTTTTTGCTTCCTGAGAAACTAAAAACGGATCGCTCCCAACCAGCCCGGTTCACCGTAAGAATGCTGGCTGAATCAGCCAAAGCAGGCCGATGGCTATATGACTAACTGAATAAAGACAGACGAAATTAAGGCGGCCATGTTCTGCCTTTTTTATGCCCGCACTTATATCACATCAGACATTACAGAGGCTCTTTGCATAAAGGGCTTCGATAATGTATTTCTCTAAGGGATTTGGGAGCGTCGAGGACAGGGAGTGACACATTGGTAAAGCGCAGTTTCGGCTCAGTAATCAGGGAGAGAGCCTCAAGCTGGAACAGGAAAAAAATCGGCGGCATGTTGGTATGCTTATCGCCGGGATAAAAACACGCATTCAATCTGGCCGAAGTCGGGCGCACTTTAATCCGCCAGGGTTTCTTAAACTTTAATCTCTGTCTCCCGCTTGCCGATTTTTGGCGCGAGGCTTTAAGGCTACTGATATTTGCTTTTAACTACTCATTGCCGTCAGTTACATTGAGACGTTTCTTGTCCGCTATTAGTGAAAAGCGGCCATAGCAGCCTGCATGCAAGATGTAGAAAGCCAGTGACAGCTAAGCTACACCCTGTTAAGGATGCTGATAGCTGCTCCGCAATCTTTCCTTAGCCTCAGGAATGCCTGAGGCTAACCGATCGAGCCTTATTTAACCTTTTTTAGCGAGTTGCTAAGCCTTTGAACAGCGGAAGTAATAATGACAAAAAATACCGGCACGAAGAAGATTGCCAACAGCGTGCCGCTGATCATTCCGCCAAAAACACCTGTGCCAATCGCATTCTGGGTACTCTTACTGGCACCGTTCGCCAGCATCAGTGGAACCACGCCAAGCGTAAAAGCCAATGACGTCATGATGATTGGCCGCAGACGTAATCGGGCCGCTTCCTTCGTTGCCTCGAGCAGCGGTTTACCCTGCGCATAAAGCTGTCGGGCAAACTCTACAATCAAGATGGCGTTTTTGGTCGAAAGCCCGATTAGCGTGATCATACCGACCTTGAAAAAAACATCGTTGGACATACCTGCGATAAATACCGCCAGCAGCGCGCCAGCCATGCCCAGCGGAACGACAAGTATCACTGAAAGCGGTACTGACCAGCTCTCATACAGCGCGGCAAGCACCAGAAAAACAACGAGAACGGATAAGGCTATCAGCAGCGGCATCTGAGCCGCTGAGCTGCGTTCCTGTAGCGAAGCGCCAGTCCACTCTACGAAATAGCCTGTTGGAAGAGAAGCCGCAAGCTTGTCCATTTCAGCCATCGCTGCTCCGCTGGAGTAACCGGCGGCGGTACTGCCGGTGATTTTAATTGCCGGGTAGCCCTGATAACGATTGAGCTGCTGCGGCGACTGGGTCCAGTTCGTCGTAACAAAAGCCGACAGCGGAACCATCTCGCCTGACACATTCCTGACGTAGAGTTTGAGCAAATCCGCCAGCTGCATACGGTAAGCGGAATCCGCCTGCACAATAACCTGTTGTACACGTCCGTTATCCACATAGTCATTGATGTAATTCGAGCCAATCGAGGCTGACAGCATTTGATTAATCTCATCAAAGCTAACGCCCATCGCCTGCGCTTTTTCCCTGTCGACCTCAAGACTAGCGCTTACGCCCGCAGGCAAACCCTCAATGTAGACGTCATTGACCGCGCTACTGTTGTTGGCTTTCTCCGTCAGCGTCGAGGCTGCCTGCAATAATGCGGTATAGCCGTAGCCGGCACGGTCTTCAAGATAGAGTTCAAAACCCGATGAAGTCCCCATATCGGAGATGGCAGGCGGCATCAGGCTCATCACTATGGCGGCGGGGTCGTTACTCATTTCCCTCTGCACTCGTTCTGCTTCCCCATCAGCAGTCGCGCCCTGCCGCTCGCCCCAGTCTTTCAGCGTGGTAAAGGTCATCGCGGTGTTCGAACCGGAGCCGGAAAAACCAAAACCAAAAATGGAGATATTATTGTCAATGCCGGGTCTTGCCATGATTGCTTTTTCAAGCCGATCGACCACATGACGTGTTCTTTCCTGCGTGGCATCTGACGGC